TCTCCGACTCAGGGTGTGAGATCGCCGCGCTATTCAGCTAGAAATTTTGCATCCAGCATAGGGTCACGACTACTACATTATGGCAAAGACAGTGCAGCCGGCATCCCCTGATTTTTCATCCTTCGGACTGCACGAGGCAGCGGCCATACTTGGCCGGAATGTCACAACTCTCAAGGCGTGGTTCCATCAAGGCTGCCCGGTACTGGAAAGAGGCAGCAAGACGCGCAAGTGGCGCATCTCTCCTGCTGATGTAATCGCATGGCGAGAGGCCAAGATAGCGCAAGAGGCTGTTGGGGACACTAGCACACTGGACTATGATGAGGCCCGGCGCAGAGAAATGGCTGCGAAGGCGGCTATGCTGGAGCTTGATTTAGCGCAGAGACGTGGCCAGCTCATCGAAATTGAGCACATTGCCATCGTTGTGGGAGAGGAATATTCAAACGTCCGGGCCAGAATATTGGCACTTCCCACGCGGTTAGCTCCGCAAGTTATGGGGCTTACATCGTTACCGGCTTTGCGGGAATTAATTGAGGACGCCATCCACGATGTACTGGAGGAACTAACGGCAGATGGTAGGTATAGCGGTTACAGCGCTGCGAGCAGCGATAACGAACAGGAGGAAGACGAATCTAGCGCCTCCTCCTAAACTTACTGTAAGTGAGTGGGCGGATCAGTTTCGGCGGTTATCTCCAGAGTCGTCGGCGGAGCCGGGCAGGTGGCTGACCTCGCGGGCAGAATACCAACGCGGGATCATGGACGCGGTAAGTGATCCGCTTATTGATACTGTTGTTGTTATGTCGAGCGCGCAGACAGGAAAGACGGAAATTGTAAATAATTTGGTTGGCTATCACATCCACCAAGACCCGGCACCGATTTTAGTGCTACAGCCTACGCTGGATATGTCGCACGCCTGGTCTAAGGATCGGTTGGCGCCAATGCTCCGGGATACGCCCGCACTACGCAACAGGGTGAAGGCACCGAGGAGCAAGAACAGCGCTAACACTCTGCTGCATAAGGTTTTTCCGGGCGGTCATATCACCATGGCCGGGAGTAATTCCCCAGCCAGCTTGGCATCGAGGCCGGTGCGGATTGTCTTGTGTGACGAGGTAGACAGGTATCCACCAAGCGCGGGTACAGAGGGCGATCCGGTAAGTTTGGCGAGAAAGCGCACAGCGACATTTTGGAATCGAACTGTAATCCTGACGAGCACTCCCACGATTAAGGGGGTGTCGAGGATTGAGTCCGAGTTTGAGGAATCCGATCAACGTTATTTCCACGTGCCTTGCCCTCACTGCCATAAGGGCCAGCGTTTAATATGGTCAAGTGTGACCTGGCTGAAAGATGAGGCAGGCAAGGGGATTGCGGAGACTGCGAGCTACACTTGTGAGCATTGTGCGGTTATATGGACGGAGGTAGAGCGTCACGCGGCGGTTAAGTTGGGCGAATGGATTGCCACGAAGCCCACAAAGTCACGCGCAGGCTTTCATTTGTCGGAGCTTTACAGCCCGTGGTCTACGCTTGAAAGCATGTGTACTGCGTTTCTTGAGGCAAAAACCCCGTCCCGAATTGCTGAAAACATGGATCAACACAACGCTTGGGGAGACTTGGGACGAGGGCGAATCTATAGACGGTGTGGGATTAGTTACTCGCAGAGAGAAATATTCCGCACAAGTGCCACTTGATGCCCTGTTATTAACGGCTGGCGTAGACATACAGCGGGATCGTATTGAGCTGGAGGTCGTTGGGTGGGGTCGAGGGCGAAGAGTCTTGGAACGTTGACTACATTGTGTTGCCCGGCGACACGAGCCGCCCCGATGTATGGCGTGATCTTGATGACTGTCTGAACGCAACCTACACGCACGAGACAGGGACTGAGCTGCACATTACCAGCGCAGTGATTGACTCTGGCGACCAGACGACAACGGTTTATCAGTTTGTTAAGCCACGCCAAGCCCGCAGAATATTCGCAGGCAAGGGCATTAGTGGTGCCGGAAGGCCTGTTGTTAAGGTATCGCGGCGGGTATCGGGCAAGAAAACGCGCTCTGTTGACCTGTATCAGATAGGGGTAGACGATGCGAAGGGCATTATCTACGCCAGATTGGCGATTGAGGAGCCGGGGCCAGGTTACTGTCACTTTCCACGAGAGCGGGACGAGGAGTATTTTGCGCAGCTAACGGCTGAGAAGCTGGTGATTAAGTTCTCGCGGGGCTTCCCTCGCAAGGAATGGGTCAAAAGCAGGCAGCGTAACGAGGCTCTTGACTGCCGCGTGTACGCTTTGGCGGCGCTCAAGATACTGAATCCGGTGTGGTCTGCCATTAGTCACAGACTTAACAAAGAGCCAGTGCAGAAGGTAGAGCTAGAGCTAAAGCGCAGCACACAAAAGGTCCGGCCAAGAAGGCCGCAAAAGAACTGGGCAACCGATCTGAATTAGGGGCCGGTAATTTCCGTATCGTCGATGCGGTATGTAATGGTCACGCCGAGAGCAGTGCAGAGTTTAACGATATTTGACGCACGCATATCGGTTTTGCCTGATTCGAAAGTACAGATGGACACGGCGCTTATGCCGGATAATCCAGACAATGAGGATTGCGATATACCGCGAAGGTTCCGAATAGCGCGTAATTTTTCTGCTGTTAACATGGCGTTTATAATACCACTGTTTTGCTTTATTTAAAATACAATTATCTATAGCAATTTCAAGGATGCTGTAGTAATCTTCAATCACGGCTAAATTCAGCCGGATATTTGGGGAGTTACTATCATGGCAACAGCAAAGAAAGATACAGCAGTAGACGTGCTCAAGGTTACGCACAGCACGTTAGATTTTTGTGTCCTGGGTTCAACTCCGATCATTCTTAACCGAATGTCGGAAAAGGTATTGCGTGAACTGTTGATGCCGAAAGGCAAAAAAACGGCGAGCGAAAAGGCGTCCAGTCAAAAGCATATTCCACTTGAGGAGTTCCGCGACTCGCCTTACACGAATAGGGACGAGGACGGCGCAACGCTGATACAGCACTTATCGTCAGCGTTTAAAGGCGCTATCAAGGCAGCGGCACTGGATATGCCCGGCGCTACCAAGTCGCAGATAGGTCGGCTGACGTGGGTAAACGGTGAGCGCGTTGATATTTATGGCGTACCTGAACTACTGATGTCTGTTACGAGATCGGCTGACATTAACAAAACGCCAGATGTTCGCACTCGCGCCATTGTGCCTCTGTGGGCGGCTCGCGTTTCTGTTTCGTTTGTGACGCCGCTTTTGCGAGAGCAGGGCATCGCTAACCTGCTGGCATCGGCTGGCATAATGTCAGGAGTGGGTGACTGGCGCCCGGGCAAAGGCTCAGGAACCTACGGCCAGTTTGAGCTGGTCAGTGAGGATGATGAGCGCTTTAGTCACATCATCAAGCACGGCGGGCGCAAGGCTCAGGAGGATGCTATGGCTTCGCCTAATTTTTACGATCAGGACACAGAGGATCTGTTCCGCTGGTACGAAGCTGAGGCCAATCGCCGCGGCTTTAAGGTGGTTTCGTGAATAGCGATAAGCGGGAGGCCATCGCTACGCGGCTGGCTGAGATTGCGGCTAAAAACGATGGGCGGCTCACGCCGGACGACGTGCTGAAAGATGCGAAGAGCGTCAAAAGCCCTCTCCATGACCAATTCGAGTGGGATGATTCCGACGCTGCGAGGCAGTGGCGCTTGGGTCAGGCTAGGACATTAATACGCTCGGTTAAGATTGAGATCGAAACGACGAGCCGAATAGTGTCCACTGTCTGTTATATCCGCGACCCTACAGCGGATAAAGAGCAGGGATATGTGCAAGTGGCCAAGCTGCGTGACGATGAGTCGCTTGCTAGGGAGGCACTGAACACGGAAATGATTCGCGTGTCGTCGGTGTGTGAGCGGGCAAGGTCTCTTGCGCTAGCGCTTGGGCTTGAGTCTGAGCTACAGGATATACAGATGCGCGTTGAGAAGCTGCGGGGGATTATTTCTCTGGCTGCTTGATT